CATTAAGCCTCAATCTCCTAAAGTCTTGGCCGTTGAAAATACAAAACTAAAGGATACCGTCAGATATCAGTCAGCGGACAAAACAAGCGTTATCCCAAAGGGCAGCGAACTCAAACAAGTGCACATCATTGCTGGTTACCATTCATCCACAAATCTCCGCGTGGCGAAACAGCTATCGCAAAAATATGGAGGAGAGGACTGGAAATGGGAAAAGAAAACCGGTATAATAGAATCAGAATATAATACCTATGAGGTGCACTGGTACGAGTACGATAAAAAGCAGTATGATCCGAAAGTAAAGAGGGTGAAGCGAAAATGAAATTGAAATATGTCGGAGAAAGTTTTGGCGTGGATTCTTTAACCGATGGCCGGGTGTATGAGTGCCTTGGCTTGGAATATCCGGGGCTCCTCCGGATCGTGGATGATAGCGGGGAGGATTATTTATATTCTCCCATTAACCCGAGACCGATGGACGGGAGCGCCCCGGGCGGTCGGTGGGAGATCGTAGAGGATGATGCAGAAAACACGCTTTCCCGCGTCATAAACGAGAGCGTGCGAACAAACTGAGCCAAACCGCTTTGCAGCTGCAAGGCGGTATTTTTATACGCAAAATCAGTCAAAAAGCGTTGCCCAGGAGGCAGCGCTTTTTATATATGCGGCAGAACCGCAAAGGAGGAACAGCCAGATGCTGAAACCAATGAACCTACAGCTTTTTGCAGAGCCCAACAACGGAGATCAGGATCCAGTAAAAGACACGCCTCTCGCCACCGGAAAGACCTACTCGGAGGATTATGTCTCCGCCCTGCGCGGGGAATCCGCCAATTACCGCACGCGCGCCAAGTCCTACGAGGGCGCCCTGCGTACCGTGCTAGGTCTAAAAGATGGCGAAGAACTGGGCGACCTGAACGCGCGCTTAAGCGCATACCAGCAAAATCAGGCAAAGCAGCAGTCCGCCGCCCTGGAGGCGGCAAACAAGCGCCTGATCGGCGCAGAAATGCGTACCCTGGAGGGGTACGATCACAAGCTGCTGGAAAAACTGATTGACCTGTCGAACGTCAAAGTCTCTGAAGATGGCACGGTAACGGGACTGAAAGAGGCAGCTGAAGCGGCCGCGAAGGATTTCCCTGCCGTGCGTAAAACACCCCCGCAATTTTCAAGGAGCACAAAGGGTCCTACTCAAAACATGGACAACGGGAAGGACCGTGCGAACGCCGCTCTGAGGGCGGTATTTGGAAAGGAGTAATTTTATGCCTATCAACAGAACCGAAGCCGAGGCGCTTATCCAGGAGCAGGTTGTTAACACAATCTTCCAGGATGCGCCGAAGCAATCCGTATTTCTTTCTATGGCGCGCAAGCTGCCGAATATGACAAGCAAGCAGACGCGCATCCCCGTGCTCGATATGCTCCCGATGGCCTACTGGGTCAACGGAGACACCGGGCACAAGCAGACCAGCCAGCAGGCTTGGGATAATGTCTATCTTACCGCCGCGGAGCTGGCCGTCATCGTGCCGATCCCGGAGGCAGTGCTCGACGATGCAAGCTTTGATATCATCGGCGAGGTCACGCCGCGCATCAACGAGGCAATCGGACAGCGTGTGGACAGCGCCACGATCTTTGGCGTCAACCGCCCCTCCGAGTGGCAAAACGACATCATCACGCTGGCCCGGCAGGCCGGGAACAATGTGTCCGGAGGCATCACCTACGATACCCTGCTGGGTGCGAACGGTCTTTTTTCAAAGATTGAATCGTCTGGCCGGATGGCGACCGGGATTATCGCATCCATGCAGACACGCGCCGCTCTGCGTGGTCTGAAGGATAATGATGGCCGCCCACTTTTCAAGACGGATATGCAGGGCGCGACGCCTTATGCCCTGGACGGCGTTTCCATGCAATTCCCGCTTAATGGCTCCTTTGATACCTCTGTCGCGCAGATGGTAGCAGGTGACTTCTCGCAGGCCGTTTATTCGATTCGGCAGGACGTTACCGTCAAAATTCTTGATCAGGCGACGATCGTCGACCCGGAGAGCAAACAGGTGCTGTATTCCCTCGCTCAGCAGGACATGATCGCAATCCGCGTTGTATTTCGCATGGGCTGGGCGCTCCCGAATCCCGCTACACGGATGGACGAGAACCGCTTGGCGGTCCCCTTTGCGTACATCGAAGCATCTACGCCTTACACGACGCAGAAGGTCACGCTGACAGTCAAAGACAACCAAGAAGAACCGGCCGCCATTGAAGGAGCAACAATCAACGTCAACGGGAGTCGTAAAAAGACGGGAGTGGACGGAACAGCAGAATTTAACTTGCGTGCGGGCAACTACCCAGCGAAAATCAGCAAATCCGGTTACACAACGCAGCATGCAACATTGACTGTAGCTGCCTCCGCTGTTACGCAAACCATCACGCTTCCCGTCTCTACTTAAAGGAGAGCGCTTATGTACGCCGATTATGTGTTTTACGTGGAGGCCTATGGCGGGGAGAATATCCTGCCTCTCGATTGGCCGCGTATCTCCCGTCATGCGGATGCGTATCTTGACCGGCTTACCTATAACCGCATGAAGAATGGCGCTGTCGTAACGGACGCGGTACGCATGGCGGCATGTGCGGTAGCTGAAGTGATGCGCCGGCACGAGGAAACGCAGACGGCAAATCCAGCGGGGATCAAAGCCGAATCCGTCGGCGGTCAGTCCGTCACATATGAGGATGCGGCGACACTCAGTGCACAGTATGACGCCGCGCTGCTGGATGCCGCCGACCTCTGGATACCTCGCACGGATCCTTTGCGGTATGCGGGGGTGTGAAAATGCTGACCAACACGGATTGTACCCTGTATCTCACGGAGGACAACAAGACTTACCGCCGCGTGTATTGTCCCGCTTGCCACTGGGAGGATACGCGCGGCCAGAATATCAACAAAACCGGCAGTACGGCGGTGGACAGCGTGCGGGTGTTCCTGCCGTTGTCTGCTGCCGATCTGGCTGGCGTCAAGGGCTATCTGGTGCATGGAAATTGTGCGTTTTACCCGTCGGGCGATCATCCCATGCGGGCGCTGGTGACGCAAGAAAACGTCCTGACGATCACGAGCGTATCCCGATATGACTTTGGCAGCCCGGCCATACGGCATTGGGAGGTGTATGCCAAATAGCAGATCAAATCAAAACCCCTCGGGGAACGATCATCAAAACGAAGGACGGAACAACCTGTAAACTGGTTTGGAACCCAGATTTCGCACCGCGGCGGAATCAGCAGTACACACGCGCGCAAAAGTTTGTAGACAACGAGGTCTTGCGACTCTCTGCCCCCTACGCGCCGCTGCGCACTAGTATGCTCCTTAAATCTGGGCAGCTCGGCACGGATATCGGCAGCGGTGAAGTCCAATATATCGCTCCTTATGCGCACAGGCAATACTACTCTCCCCGCAAGCCGGGCAGTTCTACAGGTGCATTGCGCGGACCGCAGTGGTTTGAACGCATGAAAACAGATCACGGCAAGGAGATCATTGCGGGGGCAAAAAAAATAGCAGGAGGCGGTTAAATGACATCCATTATACGCGCTGTGCAGGAATGGATCAACGGCTGTCCCTATCTCACGGATTTCACTGGCGGGCAGCACATTGACTGGACGGATTGCGCGCCCGGGAACTACGGGCTTGCACCGACAGGCAGTCCGGTTGTCGAGGTCTCTGAGGACGTCCTCGGCAACCGGACTGTTTACAAACAATACAACCTAGCCCTTTATGCCCGGAACTGGACAGTAGATGATGTGATCCGGCTCGAAAACACAACGTTCCTCGATGATTTTCAGCAGTGGGTTGAAGAGCAGCAGGCTGCGGGGATTACGCCGAAATTTGGCGACGACCCGGACACGGAGGAAATCTCCGCCCAGAACGGCATGCTGTTCGAGCTGGCCGAGGACGGCCAGACAGGGCTTTATCAAATTCAGATCAAAATTAACTATTTAAAACGCTATGAAAGGAGTGGTTCATGATGGCAGCAACCTATGCGGCCGGCAAGGCTCAGCGCAAAACATTGATGTTTTTCTTCAAGGTTCCAGGTGACAGTTCTCCGGCCTATGAGATCATCGGCAAAGGCATCGAGGAAGCCGGAATCAGCCAGTCTGCAAACGTAGAAACCGTAGTAGATATCCTCGGGAATGCCGAAACCACGCTTGACCAGTACGAAAAGACGACTGAACTTGATCCGATCTATGTCACGGGAGACAGCAAATTTTCTCAGTGGCTGGACGAAGTGGAGGAAAAAGAGAAGATCCTCGACGACGCGCAGGCGACCTTCCTGGTGGTCAAGGCGTACAAGACCACTGGGGAAAGCAAATATGTTGCCTGGGAACAGAAAGCAGTAGTAGAACTGACCGACTTCGGCGGTGGGACAAAGGGCGTAAACCTGCCCTGCACGCTACACTGGTGCGGCCCTCGCACTCACGGGACATTTGACCCGTCAGATCAAACATTTACAGTCGATGGATCCGTTTCAGCGGATCAGTAAGGAGGATTCGCATGAATGCCAGATTGCCTGAAACCGCAAAGAAGATTGATTCTATCCGCATTGATACCGGCGCCAAGCGTATTGAGGTAAACGACGAAGGCGAATACATCACGCTGAACTTCGCCGATCAGTCTCTCCCCACCCGATTCTTTGCGCTGGCCGACGATTTCCAGGCGAAGGAGCCAGAATACCGCGCTAGAGCCGAGGCGCTTGACGCCAACACGGAACTGACGGAATACGAGCGAATGCGGGCCGCCGCGCAGCTAAACCTCGAATTTCACACCTATTTCAAGGAGCAGATCGACGCCCTCTTCGGCCCTAATACCTGCCGCAAGGTATACGGGGATATCGTACCGGGCGTTGAACTGTATGGAGACTTCCTGACCCAGATTACGCCGTATTTTGAGAAGTACGGTAAGGAACGCGCCAAGAAACTCCAGAAGAAATACAACCCGGCGCGCAAGGGCAATGTTTAACCTGCTGCTCGACGCTCTGCCCGCGGAGTATGAGGGCTATCTCATCCGCACAGATTACCGCATCGGAATCCAGATATCGCAGGCCTTGGAGGACGAAGAGCTGGAACCGTATGAAAAGATCGGGATCGCCCTCAGCCTGCTCTACGGAAACGGGATCCCGCCGGCAGACATCGCTTATGCCGGACTGCGGTGGTTTTTAAACGCCGGACTGGATCAACCCCAGGACGAAGAAGATACCGGAACCGCGCCCGAAGAGGACGACGGCATCTGGTATTTTTCGTTTGACTATGACGCCGCGCGGCTGTATTCCGGCTTCCGCCGGGCATACGGCATCGAACTTGACCGGGTTGAAATGCACTGGTTCCGCTTCCTCTCCCTGCTGGGCGATCTCGGCGAGTGCGCGTTTACCCGCGTGGTGGATATTCGCAGCGCAGATCTATCCAAGATGGATAAAGAGACAAAGCGAGCATATGCAGCCATGCGGAGAAAGGTTGCGTTACCACAGCCGAAGAGCCCGGAGGAAGATGAGTTTATGCGGCAGTTGCGCGGGGAATGAGAAG